AATTGCAGCACTTTTGAAACTTAATTTTGTATGAGATAAAACTTGAATATATCATATTATAGTAGATGTCGAAAAATGTATATTTCTTTGATTGTCATATAACGATTTAATTATATATAAAACTCAGTCTTTACGCGTTTTTAGAGGCTTATTTCCTGAGTAACAAAGAAAATAGTAGCGTAGCTATGTTAAAGTGATACGCCACTGTCAACTCTTTTGAGTTGACTTTATTAATGACACTTATATTCCCAGATACTTTTATAGACACTGGGCTCTGTAGTCGTGTGTGTATCTTTTGATACCCAAATTTAAGGTTTAGACATAGTCGAAGTTGTGGTCTTTCCCTCCACATTGTTCATGTACAATTAACATGAAACCCCTTTTTGAAAATCCTTATTATGGTTACAACTAAGAGAAATTCGATTAATATCCGGGGCCACACACAAGGTGTGCGTCTCTTGCCGGATTCTTTCGCGGGTACTCCCATCGCGTTGGTTGAGTGTGATAAAGTGAGTGTAGTACGAGTTAAACAAGGCAGCTCACAAAATTTTTATCAAATATGTAACACATGTGCTTCTTGGACATTAATTGGTCCAGCTGTTAAAGAACAGTATATTACAATTAGTACATGCAACAATTGCCATAATGAGTGGCATTCTCAAAGTTTAGAGATTGAGGAAAATCAATTTTCTGCAATTTCTAATGAATTAAATGCAGTCCAAGAACCTGGATTTGCAAGTATGACTCTGTCTGAGGCAGAATCTCTTCTTAATGAAGGCGTTTGGTCTTCTTTTAGTGGAGATATGTTAACTGATAGAGCACGTAGCGATCTGAAGAGCTATAGTGATAATCTATATGCTTGGGTTATGGGTGGTAGACTACATGGTAAATCCTTTTTAGGTTCATATATTTCTATCCCCATTATCATTGATTCCTATGTTAATTTGATGGAAGATGTGAGTATTTTATTATTCACACTCTTGACATCTAATGGAACAGCTAGTAGATACA